CTTCGTTATCAGGTTCACCAAATACAATCTCAGCAGTTCTTCTTACATTACCTGCAACAACACACTTACCGATTAGATTCATAATATCTACGATGGTTGTTATTGTAATTGGTTCCCCACTATTCTTTTCAAGAACAGAAGTGATACTTTCGTGAACCTCTTGTAATGGTTCAGGACCACTCGAAACACCACCAAAACCTTTGATTGGTACTCCAGCTGGTCTTACTATAGAGTAATCAAACTCTACTGGTGCTTGACCATGAAAGTGACTTTCCAAAAGTAGTTTAACAGATTCTACCCAACCTTCTCTCGTGTCAGGTATTTGAAAAGTTTGTGGGTCTCTATCCTTGTCCACTCCCTTTACTACTATTTCCCCAGCACCTTTTGTATCAAATCCAACTCCTACACCCAACATACTTGCATCCATGAGGAAACAAAATGGTTTAGCATAGTCTTCTTTTAGTGTTTTTGTTGATACAAATGCACAATTGTTTAGGGCGGCGTATAAACCTTTTTCCTCTGTGACTGGTGTTCCCATAGCCCACAGACCGCGTCCAGGAGGCAAAAACTTCATAGTAAATATACGCTCATACATATCTTGAGCACTCTTTTGAGCTTGCCACGCATTCCACCCTAATTGGTGTGATTCAATCCAATTCTTTTGCATAGTGTAGGTTCCCTCAACAACTCGTTGTACGGTTTCCCACCATCTTTCATTTTTTCCATTCTCTTTAATTCTTGAATAGGTTCTCATATAAACCAATTCACCTAATCCATTAAAACCAAAGGGAGCCTTTCTCCGTTTGTACTTATTTATAAAATTATCCGATAACTGAAATTTTTCCATTACACTCCCTTACTTTAAAATTATTTTCTATAACGCCGTATAACCCGACCATAATTAAATATAATATATATGCCATTCTATTCGAAGCCATCTAAGTCTTTTTCAAATATTTTTTTCTTTTCTGCCAAGGTTTTTCTCATAAACTCTTGTGAGTTATCCATTTTACCTTGACTATCTATACCACCACTTGAAGTGGACTCGAATACTTCAATTTTACCAATATTTGTATTTATCTGTGATGGATAGGTCACACCATCTGGCCCGAATCTATTTTTTATCACATGAAATCTACCTGTATTGGCTATCTTGTCTTCTACTTTTCTACTAACCGATACCACAAAATCTGCTATCATTACTTTTGAATAAGCTTCTGCAACTTTTGTAGCGTCAATTACATCCTCTTCCAACGAACTACGATTAGCCTGTGAAGCTGTCCATATTGGACATTCAATTTCACCAGCCAAACCTCTTAAATCTTCATAAATATTTTCTAATACATGCCTCTTTTCACTACCCATACCCTTTAAGATATCAGCGTAATCAACCAATACCAAATCAGGTTTTGTACCTTGTATTTCTATTTGACTCAGATGAGCGGCTAGAGTTTGAACTGTAGCACTTTTGGTTGGGAAGTATTTAATAAGTAATGTACCTTTAAGAGCATCTATCTTTTTCTTCACATCATCTTGATAGAACTTAATGTTAGCTGTCGGTACTCCACTAATTATAGTGTCGTATCGTAACCCAACATAGTTTTGATTTAACTCTAATGTATAATGAACAACATTTAAACCTCGTTTTAGAGCTGATGCTCCCATACTCTGAAGACACCAAGTCTTACCAATACCAGCTGGAGCTACAACAACACCGAGTTCTCCACCACCTAATCCACCATCCATCAATTCATCAATCGGATCCCAACCTGTTTTTACGGTTTCTCTTGAAGATTTTGTAAGTCTTTCTTCAATACCATCGATATAGTCATGTCCTAAATCTCGTTCAGTACCAGCTTTCATCGCTTCATCTACCATCTTTTTTATCTCATCGTATTGTCCAACTTCCAATAAATCCACACTCTCTAATATAGCAGCCTTAATAACTTGATTCCTACAGAACTCTAAGGTTTGTTCTTGTACGAATTTCAAGTCTGTACTCTGAATCAATCTCCAACTTTCTTTCAATCCATCAACTACAGCAACTTTGAGTATATCATTTTCTATCTCATCTATCTTAACTTTCATCACCTCAAGTGTTGGTGAGGTTTTGTACTCAAAGAAATATTCTCTGATGGTTTGTGCTATCCATTTATTGGAATCAGCATCAAAATATTCAGGTTCTAATATATCACAAATGGTCTGTAAAAAAACCTTCTCACCCAATAGGGATGAAATAATTTTAGTTTGGAATTTGTGTCCGAATTTAAGTAAAGTGTTTTGTTCACTCATTATTGGTCACCATAGATACTCTTGCCTCTATTTTGTCTAATCTTTTCTCGTTTCTTCTTCTTGTAATTATCACGGGCCTTCTTCAAAATCTTATCTTTATTGCGTTGATAATGTTCCATTTGCCATTTTCGTTGGGCATCCTTCCTCTCCTCTTCAGAATAATATTTACGCTTTCGTCCCATTGTTAATCTTCGCGAATCTATTTAATTTCGTCCAAGTTTGCATTATCCAACTATCCATGTTTGGTAGTGCACCAAACATTCGGTCTTCAATAAACATTTTTTGGAAATTGGGTTTAGATAATTCAGGTATTTTTCCGTTCACTATGTTGTTAACTTTTAATTTAGCGTTTCCACTTATGTCAACCTCTTGAAGTTGCATAAGTCTATGGTTCAAATGTATGGTATCTACATCATTATTTATCAAGTCGTAAAATCTGTCACCTTCATGTTTTTGTGCTTCCTTAATAACTTCATCACGACTCATCACAACATTCTCATCTGCTAATTGTGGAAAGTTTTTCAAAAGTGTTTTGACTCCGATTCCCATAACACCTTTGATATTATCAGATTGGTCACCTTCAAAAATTCTACTCAACAATAAATTCCGTGATGTAACCTTGTATTCTTCTAATACTTTTTCAGGATTGTAGAGTTTCTTTTTTGTCGGCGACCAAACCGAAATTCTGTCACTAACCAATTGTAAAAAATCTTTGTCGGTACTCATGATTGTTGTTTTACTCTTGGGTAGTAACTGTTTTGCGATATAAGCCATCACATCATCTGCCTCGACATTGTCAACTGAAATTATATTCACGGGCAGTTTTTCCAAATATTCAGCACATCGTGATAATTGCATCAACATAGAATGCCGTTCATCATCTATGTTTTCGAATTCATTAACTCGATTAAGTCTGATTTTGGTTGTTCGTTTTGCCTTATACTCAGGATAAAGTTTACGGCGGCGGTTACTCCCACCTTTACCATCAAAAACTATGATAGTGCGAGTAGGAGCTAACATCTTAATTGCGTAACCAACCGATTTAAGAAAACCAACTATTCCACCAACATGAATACCATCATCATTGGTAGTTGGTATAACACTAAACACTCTAATAAAAGTATTTAAGCCATCTATTATCAGTACTTTCTCATTGGGATTATTGGAGTAAGAATCACCGCCGTTTTTCTTTATTTCATTTAGTATCGATATGTATCGACTTTTACTCATCGCCTACCACTTCGTCTGTATATTCCACATCATCAATACCTAACTCTTCAGTTTGATATTTTAAGATAGATGCTTCACATATTTTTCCGTATAGGTATTCTTCGAGTTCAGGTCTTTCATCCAATACTTTTTTGAAGTCTTTAGATTGGAACTTAATGTCCTCATCTTCAAACTGTATTGTGTACCACGCTCCAGCTACTTTGACCAACTTATGGTCTTTCATAACTTGTAACCAACTTCCCTTATCATCAATACCACTATCGAAATAAAGGTTAAAGTCAGCGTGTCTTAGAGGTGGCCCTAATCTGTTCTTGATTATTTGTGCTCGAGCTTTCATACCTAAAGTATTTTTCTTCGTGTCTTTAATCTGTCCCATATTCTTTAATCGAATACGAGTAGAAGCGTGAAATGGTAATGCTTTACCACCACTTGTAGTCCACGGGTCTCCAAACATAACTCCGAGTTTTTGTCTGAGTTGGTTTGTAAATACCAAAGCTACTCTTTCTCTACCTACCATTTGGGTAATCTTTCTCATAGCCTTTGAGATAACAATGGCTTTAGAAGTTGCCCATCCATCTTTGTCATAGTCAGCTTCCATCTCAACTTTTGTTGAAACTGCCGCTAAACTATCAACTAAGATAGTCACTAACCTATCTCTATCACTTTCACGAACCTTTGTGATTATATTTTCAATACACTCAAAAATATCCTCTACGGTTTCAACATGAAGATAAAGTAGGTTTTGTACATCGATACCAATTGTTTCTAACCACTCACGACTAACTGAAGTCTCAGTATCAATGTAGACTGCAAGTCCACCCTTCTTCTGAGTTTCTGATAATATGTGAGTTCCTATCAAAGACTTACCACTACTTTCCAATCCGTTAATTTCGGTTATACGACCAACGGCGATTCCACCATTTGGTCTATTGGAAATAGCTAAGTCTAAGATAGATGAACCAGTTGATATAAACTCCTTGATGTCGGTAGGAGTGGAATCACTTCCATCTAAAAAGTAAGCGACACGATTGTTCTTGAAGTTCTTATTAAGATTATCAGCAAGAGCCTGTGCCAGCTCGTCTTTGACTGCTAAGGCCATTGAGGTCTCCTATCTATTAAGAATTAAAAAGGTCATCGAAGGCATCACTTACATTTTCAGTTGTACTAACTGCTGTTTTTAAAGTTGATGCTGGTACTGTTTCTTCCTTATTGGATTCTTCTGTACCCTCTTCGTTATCAGGAGTCAACCAAGTATTAAGAGCTTCACTTAGTTCATCGTAAGATAACTCTTGATAAACTTCGGTGATATCTTTTTGGTTGTCCAAGATATTCTCAAGTTGTGCCTTGTCTTCTGTGATAGGTGTTTGATTAGGTTTAACACGGATGTTAGTTTTTGGGAATGACGCTCCAGTCTCCTCTGCGGTTAGGAACTCAACTCCAACATCACGACCATTCAATGGGTCAGCGATATCACCATAATCAGGATCTGCTATAATAGAGAGTAATTCTTGATAAACAGTTTTACCAAAACCCCAAAACTTAACACCTTGTGCTTCTTCTCCACGAACCACTACTGGTGCGAATGTTCTGAGTTTTGCTTCTAACTTCTTACCAAGTCTCCAATCCTCACGATTACCACTTGACTTTAGTTTGTCAGCAAACTCTTCGATTGGGTCAGGTCTTCCAAATGAAGTTGGTGAAAGATAAGACTTTCCACCTAAGTCATAATGAAAAAACAACTCAATAAACGGAGTGTCTTTTTGTAGTTTGTAAGGTACTATTCTGATTTGGGTTTTACCCGGTTGAGGTTTCCACAGATTTGTGGTACGAGTATTAGTCGTTTGTAACTGAGCTAATCTCTTTCGTACTGCGTTAATATCCATTCGATATTCTCCTTATGTTTTATGTTTAATTTGTTAATTAGTAATTGTCTTTGGTCGTAACCTTTGACAAATATAAATATAACCTTTTGATAAAAAAATCAAATCTTTTTAGCTAAAAAAAAGGTGATGAGTTTTAAATAATAAAAAATTATCGGTATATGTAAAAAGACCTCACCACCTTTATATAAATTGGAAAGTTAGGGAATACAAACACACCCTTCTCATCGCTTTAATTCTGTAAGGATACTCTCCAAATTTTCGGAAATATTGGGGATGTAGGATTAACGATTACCTACAACTTCAAGCTCAGATTTTTTTCTCCCTTGTACCTAACACCTTTCAGTTACGAAAGTTCTCCTCAATGATGGTTAGTCATCGTCAAAGTGAGTACAACCTCTGTGTCATTACCTTATCTCTCTGAGTTTAGATTGATTCAGTCATAAAGTGGGATTTCGGAGTTACCCTTACACCACAACAAGGTCTAAAGAATCGTGTTCTTTATATTTTCTTGAA